ATCCGACACTCTCCAGCAAACAGCCGAGTTTGTGATCCTCGGTGGTTCGTCACACCCCTGATCACTATGTCCGGGTATTCCTCGTGCTCGGTCAGGAGGTGTGTCCGAGCGATCGAGACCATCCGGGCGCGTAGCACGTCACCCGCGTCCGCGCTCTTCAGGACCCCTCGCTCCTCGTAGTGCCCGCAGGTCGCGATCACGGTGTCGCACATCCTGAACCACATCCGGAGAGGCAGCACACCATCCAGGCTCTGAAATGGGTGCACCGTATCAACGGTGACCGCTTCGATGATTGCCCGCGACGGTATGCTCACGTCGAGGATTGACGCCTTCGTGGAGTCAGGCGCCAGGCCTAGATCAAAGCAGGGGTCAGTGTAGCGGATGGTAGACTCGACACACCGGAGGGCCCCGCGATCTTCCTTCTCAGCCGAGAGAACGATCCGGCCCGTGGGGCCTTCACCTGTAAGGGTGATCCCCTTGCCGGCCACTAGCTCGAGCGTATGAGCTAGACCGCCGGACCCCCCGGTGATCGTCTTGTCGCCTTCCACCGTCCCCCCGCCGCTCGTCAACTCTAATCGTCGACAGAATTCGGCGGATGCCGTGACACCTCCTTTCGAGTTGATTGTCAAATCCCCGGATAGCGGAACGGGTCGAGGTTCGCCGGTACCATCGACGACAAGAACAGAGCCCGGTTGATGCTTCATCAAATCCCCTGTAGGTGGCCCCCGGACGCCGAAGCGTCCAGGGGGTTCGGTGTCTTAGAACACCATCCAGCCGGCCGTCGAGTCACCAACGAGGGTGATCGAAGAGTAACCGTCATCAAGAGAGAACGACGTCTGACCGTCGATCAGCGTGGTGCTTCCTGACTCAGGGACGATGTTGACCGTGATGTTCTGGCTCAGACCACCGACCAGGCTGTCACACTTGAACACAAGTTCCTTGCCCGTGTTCTGCCAGTTCAGCTCAGGCAGCTCGATCGTGACGCTGGTCACGGGCGACCCGTTAAAGTCCGTCAGGGACTCAGTACTGACCCGGATGTACTTCTTAATAGAACCCCATGACAGGACGGCAGGACCGAACCCGCCAGGGCTGGCAGTGTAGACACCGTGCCGGACCTGATACTGGCTGAAGTCCGCATAGTCGACGAAGTTGATGGAGTCAGCGTCTCCGCTGGTGTTGCCTGCCCAGGTCTGAGCGATGGGCGTCATCACCTTCCCATAGTCCGGGTGCCCGCTGATTGGGGCGGTGGCCAGCTTCTGGAGGGTGTCGTCATATGCCTGGACCTCTTCGCCGAGCGTCATACCGTCGCGGAAGGAGTCAAGGTCAGCCTGGATCACTGCGTCAGCTGCGGCGCGTGCGCTTGCCTCTGCGCTGTCAGCTGCGGCGCGTGCCGCCTCTTCATCATCAACACGGACACCGAGGGCAGCCTCTGCAGCCAGAGCGCGGGTTTCCTCGTCGTCGATGTTCCCCTGAAGCGTGGTATCGGCGGCCTGTCGGTCGCTGGTCTCCGTAGCGAGGCTTGCGCTGATCGCTGAGTCCGCTGCCGCAAATTCCGAACGGATTGCACTTCGGTCGGTGCTCGCAGAAGCCAGCCCGGCGTCAGCATCAGCCTCGTTCTGATTTACATCAGACTGAAGCGCGGCGATTGCTGCATCGGCATCAGCCTCGTTCTGATTTACATCAGACTGAAGCGCGGTGATGCTCGCGATGATGTTGGTATCTGCCAGCTCGTATGCTGCGACCACCTCGACCAGTGTATCGAGATCAACGTCGGCACCTGCCAGGATTGCGTCGACGCGTCCACGCTCGACCCCAATCTCGGAGGAGAGGCCAGCATCTGCGGCAGCAAACTCGCTTCGAACTGAAGCACGGTCGGTGCTTGCGGCAGCGAGGCCGGCGTCAGCATCTGATTCGTTTTGATCGATATCAGCCTGGAGAGCTGCGCGGATGGCTTCAACAGAAGCATCGCGGGCGGTCTCGTTCGCTGCCATCTCCGAGCGGATTGCGGCGCGGTCAGAAGTGGCAGAAGCGAGGCCGCTGTCACAGTCTGATTCGTTTTGGTTGACGTCTGCCTGGACTGCATCGATCGCGCTCTGGAGAGCGGTATCAGCAGAAGCGCGGGCGGATGCCTCTTCGAGGACCTTGTCTTCCAGCTTGCCCAGGGTGTTGTAGTCTGCCGCAGCGTCACCCAACAGGGCAGCGTCAGCGGCTGCGAACTCGGAACGAATTGCAGCGCGGTCGGTGTCTCCGTCAGACTCGTTGCCGTCGACATCAGCCTGGAGAGCATCGATCGAAGCCTGGAGGCCTGCATCAGCTGCGGCGAACTCCGAACGAATCGCAGCGCGGTCGGTGTCGCCATCTGCCTCATTCGCGTCGACGTCGGCCTGGATGGCAGCCTCAGCAGCCTGAGCGCGTGCGCTCTCGGTGTTGAGTGCGCTGGTCTGGTTCGCGGCCAGCGTGGTGATCGCGTTGTCGAGGTTGTTGTCCTCCGCTTGGAAGGCAGCAACGATCTCCGTCATGGAGTCGAGTGCAGCGGGGTCGGTGTTCGAGACGATGTCATCGATACGAGCGCCGAGCGCGGCATCCTCAGCAGCCCGTGAAGCGGCCTCTGCGTCGATGTTTGCCTGGAGCGCGGTGTCGGCACTCTGGCGGGCGGACTCTTCGGCGCTGACGGCACTGGAGCGTGCGGAAGCCTCAGAGGCGACCTCTGAGTCGACGTAGCCTTTGCGGGCGGCCTGTGCGTCGGCGACGGGGTCCTGGTCAAGGGTGATGACGTTGTCACCCATGGACAAGTCGGTGACCTGAAGATCACCTAGGTCGAGAACGCCCTCGAGCGCTTCCTCGTGTTGGGTTACAGAATTACCGCTGATCCGCTCGTTTGCGAATTCACCGGAGACAATGTCGGATGCTCGTCGTGAGCCTGCTTTGTATGCCATTGAGTGGCTTCTCCTTTAGGTGGTGGGGTTGCCCCCGTTGGTCTAAAAAACCCAATAAGCAGAGCCGTCGGACTGCAGACTGATTGCGCTGTATGCGTCATCCAGCGTGAAGCCTTGGGCCCCGTCTATTTCCCCACCTCCCTCAACGTCGATCACGATTGATCCGGTCGTCTGTCCGTCATGCTTGATGACGAACTGGCGACCGCTCACCGTTGAAGGGTCCGGCATTGTAATTGTAACCGCGCCGCCTCCTGTGTCCACCAACAGAAAGCACTGATTCTCGCTCACTTGGATCGAATTCCCGACAGGGGCCGGAGCCTCCACAGGGAAGCGCAACACGGTCCCCCCGCCGTCTAGAACCGTGATCCCGCGTGCTCCTCCGACGTTCACGCGGAATTCATCGCCAGCGCTCACCAGTACATAGTCCGGGGTGGCATCCACGCGGGTTGATCCGTCTACGATCAGGCGGGCTCGAGAACTCTCCAGGCGGACGAGTGTATCCTCTTCGAGGTCCGACCCGATCACGTCACCAGTGCGAACGATCACGTTCTTTGTGAAGCGTCCGCCCGGTGGTTGGTAGTTGCCTCGACCCATTACCAGGGCGCCTCCTCTACCGTCTTGTAGGAGCGGATCAGGACCTTGATGATCCCGGTGTCTGAACCCCTAACGGCGATACGGTCAACGCCTCGGAGCTTGTCCAGAGTCATCACCCCGCCGGGCTCCACCTCGAACCCCATCGACGCCGGAGCGTCAGCGCTCGGAGGGTCTCGCAAGATGACGAACGCGGAGCCGTCTGACTCGTAGCGGTTTTCCACCATCATGGACGCAACGTCCTTGCCTGGCTGGTATTGCGTCATATTCGGGCCGATGCTCGAAAGTTGGACAACTGTCCACCCTGTAGCGTCGAACGCGTGGGCCGCATGTGCTACCGCCGCGATCTCGATATCTCGGACGCTCATCGGTCATTCCGGTCATTGAGAACCGGCCGGCGCCGGGTGAAGTCTGTGTCATAGTCCTTCGTGATGTCGGCAGCATTCGACAGCGTCAGGCCCACCAGGCCGACAGCGGGCACAGCAGCCGGAGCGTCATCGATTGCCCCGTCGTCATTCGAGTCAATAAACAGCAGGCGCCGAGCCTGGCGATCAAGCTCCTGGCTGAATAGGGTGGCCATCCTGTCGGGGTCGAGGTTGGGAGCGTAGCCGGTCGCCGCGATCATCTCTCCGGCCTTGTAGGCGTGCGCCTTTCGCCACTGACTCCCGAGCGTCTGGTCGGCGTAGACACCATCGGGGAGCACGGACTCCACAAGGTCAAGCATGTCCACAGAATCGATCATCGGTTGCCACCCGTCGCGATTCGGTGGGCGGGTCTGCTCGAGCTGGGGGATCAGTGTCTTCAATTCGCGCGCCGTGAGGCCTGTGTCGAACTCGGCACGGACTACCCGAAGGCGTCCGCGCTCGGTCTTGATCTCGCCGTCTCCGAGGTTCGTGCCGTCGATGTCAAAGTCGGCTTGATAGGTGATTTCATAAAACCCGGACCGGTCGACAGCGTCGCCGAGTGTGCCGGCTGGTATGGTGCAGCTGTAAACATTTGACACGATTGTTCCCGGAACGCCGGCGGGTATCTCATGCGGTAGCGGCTCAGCGAGGTACAGGTATGGCCCGCTGGCGTCGTAGTGCGAGATCCTGACATCGAATTGGCCCAACCCCTTGAAGTACAGCCAGGCATCACCCCCAATGTCGCCGACCAGGCCAGCCCAATCACCGGAGTCCATGGCGCCAATCTCGAGCCGGTTGCGATCAACCACCTGCGAGACGGCGATCTGGTCACGCTTGGCAACCAGTGGGATCAAGTCCGTGGCGCTCGCTCCGACCAGACGGAGAGAGGGCGGGTCAATGTCGAGGCGTGGCAATACAGCCGGGGACCACCGGAAGGTGGTGTCTCTGCCTATGGTTATCTGGATCACTTTCTACGCCTCCTCGCTCCGTCATTTGCTCTCTGAATGTCTGCCTCGGTCCCCTTCTGTAGGCCCATGGCGAGGAGGTCCTCCTCCGTTCCGGGCACAGTTAAGATCCTGTGTCGGCAGTTGTAACCGCCCCCCATGATGCGAGGGCTGACCCCTTGCCCGTTCCGCAACTTCGCGAACTGTGCAGGGGTAAAAAACTTGTTGACCAGGGGAACGCAGAAATTCCGCGTCGCCCCATCATCCGGGCCGATGTAGGCCAGGAAGGTCTTTTCCTCCGGGTCGATGATCTTCCGGAGGACGTCGTCCGTGTATCGGTCGGCCTCTGCCAGGGAGGTCCGAGCCTCCGTGACTGAGCGGCCTATCGATTGCCCCGTCGACTCGTGGATGTCTATGGCCAGGCCCTCCATACTCTGGAAGGTGAGACCGGCAGTCAGGCCCCGCTTGATTCGGGTCGCCTGGTCTAGTGACGCACGGTTGACAGTGTCTCCGAGATGACCCTCCACGATTCCGCCGAGCAGGGCGGCAGCCGCTACGGTGTCGAGGGCACCCGACGCGGGAAGCCCTGCCGCCGTCATGTTCTGTTCGGCCAGTCCGGCCAGCTTCTTGAACGAGTCCGTCAAGGTGGCTGACGCGCGGTCCATGCCTGCCGCGTCGACCAGTTGCTGGATCTCCTCCATGCTCGTCGCCAGGACAGACGCGCGCAGCGCTGCAGCGTCACCCTTCAGCGTTCGGAGCTTCTTCTCGAAGTCGGTGCGGCCGACCTTCCGGCCGTCGTCTCCGTCAGGTCTGACAATCTTGTCAGGGTCAACACCCAGCGAAGCCGCGAGGCGCCTCCCGAGATTGTCGCTCAGGTTCTCGAGGTTCTGGCGGTAAGCTGCCGCCGCGTCCGTGTGGACGCCTTGACGGATCTTGTCAATCCGCTCCAGCTCGGGCGGCAGCTCGGCCATTGATCAACCCTCTAGGAAATCGCGGACGACCTCAGCGAGTCGATCAGGTGTAAGCGCCTTGATTACCGTATCGCTACGGCTGGCGCTCAGCTTCTTACCGGTCACCCTCTTCGCGATTTCTTTCCGCTTCGAGTGATGCAAAGCCAGGACCGCGTCGAGCATGTCATCGGCGGGCTCTGGCTCTGCTTCTGGTTCCGGCTCCTGTTCCGGTTCCGGTTCTGATTCAGCGGCATCCGCCTCCCCGGCTGTGTCGGAATCCTCCGACGCGGCACCCGTGCCGGGCGATGGTGGGGAGGGATCAACGGGTGCCGCGTCATCGGAACCAGTCGCCTGCACGGCAGCCGGGACGATTGCGCCCGGCTTTGCCGACAGGATTTGCTCGGCCCGTGCCGGCGTAAGCCAGCAGGACCTGCCCATGTGGACAATCTCCCCACGATCGTCGATCAGAACCGCACACCCCTTGTTCACGTATTCGGACAGCATTGCGAGCCCTTAGAACAAGTTGTGAATGATCGAGCCGGCCGAAGGCCGAAGCGCAAGCATTTGGGCGTGAGTGTCAACGGTACACAGCAGATTCTGCGCGCCCGTTACCGCATCAGGCCCGATGTCAGCTTCCATCAACTTAGTTGACAGCATGCAATAACTGCCCGAGCCGCTGAGAACGCGAGGGGCGGCACCTGGGCGGATGGAGAAGTCCACGTCTCCCGAGTGTCCAATCCATGCACGATCATCAGCCCAGATGTACTGAGCGCCGTGCTCGTCTGGCTGGTATGCGCCGGAGGCGACCACAACAGACTCAAAACCCAGGTGCTCCTTGAGGACGTTCTCAACAAACGAAGCAGGCGCAACGCTCATACCGTTGAAGGCTGCAACGCCGGCGGTAGCGTCACCGACTACGATCCGGCTCAGAACCTGCGGGTCTTGCTGCAACTTCTCCATGGTCTGCTGAGAGATAACGATCGTATTGATCGGGCTAAAGGCAGACAGGCGCATCGCGTTAACAGCCTGCTGGAGCTTCTCCATGGTGGTGTTGGATGCACCGAGGGCACCAGCACCGAGATCAACCTGCCAGTCGACCTCATTCCAGCCACCGGTGACACTTGCGCCGCCAGCCTCAGCAGCCAGAGCGGTGAAAAAGTCCTTGCAGTGCTGCTCGAGCTTGATCCAGACCGCTGAGGCAGCGATACGGCTAACGTGGAGTTCTTCCTCTGCCGTGAACCCGTTTTGAACAAATGCCAGCTTCTCGGTAGCCTGGCCGCTGAACTGCTTGAGGTCAAAATTGACCGTGGTCAGTGGGTAGCGCTCGGAGCTTGCGCGCGCCGCGCCGATAGCCTGAGCAACGTCCTGGCCAGCAGCTGCGCCCAAGGTATCACGCGTAGAGCGAACCATCACAGCGCCAGCGAGGGTGCCAGGCGTGCCGCTGAGGTCGATGCTTCGACCCTTGGCGATGCCGCCATCTGCCGTGACAGGCAGGCCGAAGAGCTTAGGGTATGCGAACCCGGCACCGGTGGAGGGTGCGGGGTCAATGAGTGCGTCACGGATGATGACGCGCGGGTTTATCTGCTCGTATGTGGCAGCCATGATTTAGTCTCCGTAGACAGCGAGGGCGAGTTCGGGACGCTCCGCGCGTGCCAGCTCGTAGGCCTCTGTGAAAGTAGTGGCCCGGCCTTCTCGGCGGGCGTTGTGTGCAATGCGTGACAGCTCGTTCGCTGCCTCTTCCCGGTTGACGTCAGCGACAACCTCAACGCCTGCGGCGTCGCTGCCTGGGGCGGCTGCGGTGGTGTCGACGATGTTCCCGGTGGGGATAGCCTCAAGGAGCGCCGTGACGATCGCGGGGCTGGTGCGTGCCGTTTCCATCATCTCGTCTGAGAGGATGAAGTCAGCAGCCACCGCGCCTCGTTCCTTGGCCGAAGCGATCGCCGTGGTGATCAGCTCGTCAGGGTTAGGCGTGGTGCGTGAGTCCAGAGCTTCACGAGCCAGATTGATCTGGTTCTCGTCACCGCTCAGGAGTGCCGCGCGGAAGAACGTACGCTCTCCGTCTGTGGCGAACTCGAAGCGAGACAACTCGATGTCCGTCTCCTGCTCAAGCAGGGCGGCAGCGCGGTCGTCCTCTTCCTTCTTGTATCGGGCAAGCTCGACGCCAGCAGCGTCCAGGCTCACCGTGAGGTTTCCGATCTTCTCGATCAGCAACTCAATCCCGTCGGTTTCGTTGAGTCCGCAAGCGCTAAACAGCGCGGACGCCTCGTCAGAACCACGGGCGAGCAATGTCGACTTTTCGTCAGACATGTCATGATCCTCCGTGTCTAATCCGGCATCAGGGCCGGGGGTTTCATTTACTGCCGGCACAGGGGCCGGCTCTTCTGTTTGATCTATGGTGTCTCGGCTCATGATGACGGCGGCCATGGAGTCCTGACGCGGCGTCGTCGTGATGGAGACTGTGTCGATGTAGGCCTGGCCGAGCTGCTCGCCCGTCGTCGGGTGGTGGGCCTCGGTCATCTGTAGGCGCGGACTGACGCGGAGAGCGGTCGTTCCGTCTGCCATCAGGGAATCTGTGACGAGCTTTAGGCCGACCTTTGTCCAGCTCTTCTCGGCGTAGATGCCGCCGGTGGCCTCGTCGAAAAATACGCGGGTCGCCATGCCGTAGGGTCGACGGTCTGAGCCTGGACGCTCACCCCGCTCGATGCCATGCTCGAAGCTAATCGGCACGACGTGACCGGCATCAATGAGCGCCTGCGTAGTCTCGGCAATGTGGCGGAGGTCTCCGGGGCTCAGGTCGAACACCTGGGCGCCGCCCTCAATGTCGAACAGTGGGCCGGGGCGCATCACGTGGAGCGGTGCCTCTGCCTGTGCGCCGGCCGACATCTCGATGAAGCTGCCGAAGGTGTCGGCCGTCCGCGCATACTCGCCGGCCTCACCGCTTCGAATCTCGCCGGCCTTCTTGTCAATCCAGGCGCGGCCCTCGTTGTCCGAATCACTACCCCACAACAACCAGGCAACATACGCCGGGCTGTAGCTCGGGGGCTCGTTCCACTCATCAGGGTCGGTCATTGAGTCGCGGTCTGCTTCATGGCGCGCGAACCATGCGGAGGCCTTCAGTACCTTAGCGTGAGGCCACTCTCCGGACTCTGCGCCAGCGCGCGCAGCCTTAACGGTGGCCGGCTGCAGACCGTCACCAGAGAGCCCGGACTCATGCAGCTCGAGACCCTTGCGAAGAGCTGAAATGACAACCCTGGGCAACTCACACCTATCATCTGGCGCCAGCTCAATAGGGTCGGTTTCTCTCGAGCTGGTGACCTCACACTCTGCAGGCTCGACGGAAGCCCGGAACCCTTGATCCTCAAGCCACCGGCTGAACGTGTCAACCGTCCAGGCTGACGAGTGTCCGAGGATGCTGACCAGGTCCTGTTCGTTGTTGTCGTCGTTGACGGCATACAGACCGATCACGCCTTCGGGCCAACCCTCGACCGCTTTGCGTTCAAAGATCAGGAAGTCGTCGATCTGGCTCTGGTTGGCCTCGTGGTAGAACATGGGCGAATCATGGCGGGCGGTGTTCACGTCTGGCGCTCCTGACAGCTCGGCCGCGACCTCTTTGATCCAGTCCGCTCCGCGCTGCTCTTCTCTCGGGTCATCTCCCCAACAGAGACGGGCCGCGAGGGGTCCCGGCTCGAGGTCTACATCCTTCCGGGAGAGGAAGGCGTCCGCCCGCTTGATCTTGCTTGCTGACCACTCCCCGGAGTCGAGAGCCTTGCGGGCTTCTTTAACCGCTCTGGGGTGTAGCTCTCCGCCCCCGTTGCCTTGCTCGTACAGCTTCACACCCAGGGCGATGGCCTGGAGAATGAACTCCGGAAGGGTCACGCCCGCCGGCTCTGGCGCGGGCTCTGGCGTGGGCTCTGTGTTGATGGCGTTGGGGTTATCGGTAGCGGCCACCACATCGCAGGCGTAGCCGTTCCGCTCGAGCCAGATCTTGAAACTCTGAGGGGTCCACTTGTTCCGGTCGGCGCGAACGCTGATGACCTCGGACTCTCCGTCAGTAGTGCCAAAGATAAACGCAATACCGTCGACCGCTTCCTGTCTGTAGTGGGTCTCGTATGCTTCCGGGTTCCGCTGCTGCGCGACGTGCTCGTTAACCTGTGGCGTCATCAGTCTTCACGCTCCACCAGGCGATCAACAAACTCATTCGGGGCTGGCTCAGACTCGCCAGGGTTCTCGGCCTCTCGCTGGCCTGCCGCCGTCCTCAATCGCCCGCCCGCCTGGGCAGCTAAACGATCAACGACGCCGGGGGAGTCTTCGGCCGGTGGGGGTAGCTCGGACGCTGCTCGGATGGCGCGCTCGTCCTCTGGGCCGATGGTCAAGATCTGGTTTTGTACGAAGCTCGAGAAGGCTTGTGCGTTCTGCTGCCACCACGGAGCGATCACGCTCCCGCGCTCAAAGCTCACGATCGGATATTCGTCCTCACTGAGCTGGCTGAAGTTGGCCCGCATGAAGCGCCGAAGCGTCTGGCGGTTCAGCGCACCCAGACACCACTGGAGAACGTCGATCGTGGCGTCTTCCATCACTCGGCTCTGGGTCTGAACCATCGAGCGGGAACCGTTCGACTCACGCCCCTGGATGACCCATGCGATGTACAGCCGCTCGGCCATCGCGCGCTCATGGTACTCAACGGAGCGGATGAGGGGCGCCGGGTCGTAGTTGTGTTGTCTGGCCATCTCCTCGAGTGACCACCATGACGGGAACAGGACGGAGGCGTTCTCGTGGCTGTGCAGGTCCTTCAGTTGCTCCTGCATGTGCGACAGCTCGGTCGAGTAGTCGTCACGGGTTACAGGCCCGCCGCTCTCTCCTGATGCGTACTTGCTGAACAGTTCGACATCGAGCTTTCCGCGCTGTGGTGGGGCCGCATACCGAGCGGCGAGGACGTCCTCAAGCGCTAGGCGCATCTGGGCGCTTCGCCAGTTACCGTACACAGGCCGGAGGACGGAGCGCCCGTCATACCAGCCGACGTCCGGACGGTGAACGAGCCAGAGCATTTGACCGCGTGGAATGCTTCGAGTCTCAAGCCCTCCGCGTCCGACCGCTACCCGCTGAAGTAGAGACACCATCCGCTCGGTGCCCTGCTCGGTGACGTATGCGTCATAGGACTCCTGGCGGCGCCGGTGTAGGTGGCACCAGTTGAGGCCGGCGGCCTCGTCATAATGCCAGCTTTCAGCCATGGCCACATTGCCATAGATTCGGGCGCTCATCAGGTGTTGGAGTAGAAGCTCCATCGTCATCTCTTCGCCGAGGTGACCACCTGAATCCTGATACTTACCAACCCCGAGCCAGCGTTCGACAGCGTCGGCCGCCTCCTCGCTGGTGTTCTCACTGCGAAGCACTGACAGACGGACAGCGGTCACGCGCCCTGTCAGGTACTCCTCAGCCAGCGAGAGTATGGGAGAGGTGCGCAGCATCCGACCAACGAGCAAAGCCCGAGCCCGTGGTGCTGACCATTCGTTGTGGTGTTCGAAATCCCGACCGACTCGGCCGGCAACAAGTGGCGCGCCAGAGTACCCAGGCGGACGCCCTGGCAACTCCTCCGGAAGCTGTAAGAGCTTCTCAGCTTTCTCGCTCGCGACCGTGTAAAGAAGAGACATTCACACACCTGTAGCTATCGGTGTGCTTTATCTTACACGAACGCACATAAATCGACCACCCCTTGTGCGTTTTTTGCTCAACAACTAGAGCAACTCACCACAGTGTGGACATCTCGAGGCCTCAACCTCTGGCGCCCCCTCCTCCTCCGTGGGGTCCGTACCGAGCACGAGGTCGACCACGTTGGGCAGGTCTAGCGCCTCGAGTTCGTCATCAAACCAGAACTGCCTCAGGTCTATCTGGTCAGACAACCAGCCGAGCGATTCTTTATCCCACTCGAGACCGACCTCGGATGTCCGGTTGTCGGCGACAGCTAGCGCGCGCCCCTGTGGGCTGTCGAGGTCGATGTCGGTCCGCTTGACTACCACCAGCCGGCGCCCGTCACTCTCGACCAGCACGGCGTCATCCAGGCCTATCGAGCCGGCGGCCTCTGCGGTCTTGTTCCCGGCGATGATTCGCCCGTTCTTATCAACGAGGATGGAGCGGCCCGCGCCGAACTCGCGGAGGCTGTGCTCAATCATCCCGGCCCCTCGCGGTGTACCCTTGTTCGCGTTCAGGTCGTCCGGTGTCAGCTCTTCAAGTTTGATCTTCTTCATGCTGCCTGTGTCACCCCTTCGCACTTCTCACACACCCCGGCGTACTCCTGCAGGTGGTCACATTCGAAACACATCCAGACGCCTGGGCCGTGACAGCCGCATTCGCAGTCCGCCCAATGAACCCCGCAGTCATCACACCAGCGCTCGCCACAGCACCCGCACTGAGAGACACCCTCGAGATGGTCGACCGCTTTCCAGTTACTCACAGATGTCCACCTCCACCGCTTCCGGCTCGAGCTGCCGTTCGTGTTGGGCCTTCCATGCGAAGATGAGAGCGGTGGCCAGAGCGGCCAAGAGTGCAGCTTTGAGCCTATCCATTCGACACCTTGCACGGTCGGGGATATAATTATGCACACGGTGTGCAATAAATGCACAGGGAAAAACATGAACCGCAAAGCGTACAAAATGAACGAGATCAGGCCGGTGGCCTTTGAGATGCTTGCCGACGGCATCAGCCCGGCGGATGTATCTCGACAGCTGGACGTCCACCGCACGACGATCGTCCGCTGGATGAAGTCCGGGGCCTACTCCGAGTTCCTGGTCAAGCGTGAATCAGAAGTGAAGCTACACCCGGAGGAGCCAGCCGCAACGGTACCCATTCACGGCATCAAGGCGGACTCACACCGAAAGGCCGAGTTCATGAAGGCGCTGCGGGCAACCGGTCGGACAGACGTGGCGGCCCTCTACGTCTCAGCTACCCCGGAAGATATCTACAAGTGGACCGTGACCGAGGCGTCTGGACTGCGTGCAAAGTCGGAGACCTACCTCAAGATTGCGGCGTTATGCTGGGAGATTGCACACAGCGACGACGCGAAGCCAGCGGACAGGCTCAGAGCGGTCGAGATGGTGCTCAAGAACTCGGACTGGAGAAGCGACGCGCCGGCGGTCTCCATCGAGATACAGCAGGCAGAGACGAGCGACGGACGGACCCCGGTTCAGATTATGCTGGAGGGTATGCGGTCCGAGCTGGAGCGGTTCGAGGATGTTGACCTTCTCAACGTGGTCGACGTGGAGGCCGCACAATGATCCCAACGCTGAACGAAGACGGGGCGGCGAAGTTCGACCCGGAGCAATGGAAACCGAACGCAGCTCAGGCGAAATTACTGTCTCTCTTCCTGGCGGGGAAAACTCCGATCGCCCTCTGTGGTGGCTGGGGCTGTGGGAAGACGACGGCCACCGCGTTCATCATCCAGGCCGCATTTGAATCGAACCCCGGAGAGGACGGGATCATCGTTACGGACTCGATGGCACGAGGGGCGCGGACGGTCGGCGAAGAGTTGGCCCGGTTGCTCGCTCCTATCGGGTGGACCTTCAAGCACTTCAGCAAGGGTGTACCGGCTCCGCATTGGCTGAGTCCAGAGGTCAACGGCAATCAATCGAAGGTCTGGATTCTCAGCTGGAAGAGGCCCAGCACGCGGGCAGCCGCTGCGAACTCAATCGAGGGCCCCTCTGTAGGGTATGCCATTCTTGACGAGGCCCAGCAGATGATGGACGAGGAGGTGGCGGTCGCCATGCTCGGACGTATCCGCTCAGGGCGTGGGCAGCTGATCCTGATGGGGAAGCCCACATATGACCCCTGGTGGATTCGCCTGGCTAACGAGCGAGGGGGCGCCGGCTTCTACGCGTCGAGCGCTTGCAATGCCCATAACCTCCCGGATTACGAAGCCTGGCGGGGTCAGCTCTCAGAGCGTGAGGTCCGTGAAAACCTCGACTGTATCCCGACGCCTCCAGAGGGTGCCATCCTCGACAGCTGGGAGCCGGTGCCCTACCCGGCTGGGAACCTGGCGCCGGCAGGATGGAAGCCCGAACCCTGGATGCGGACCGTGGTGGCGTTTGACTTCGGCGTGCGCTACCCCGCCGCCCTTGTCATCAGTCACGACCCGCGCATCGGGGAGGCCGGCGCGGACGTTATCTGGTCAGAGGCTGCGCCGGATGGTGCGTCAGTCTTCGATGTGTGCCGTATACTGCGCGCTGGGCGGCCTTCTCAGGGTATCGCAGGGGTATGGCCCCAACACATCAGCGGAGGTCCGGAGGATGCCATCCCCGTCTCTGTAGCGTTCGGTGATAAGTCAGGCCGCGCCCGGCGTGATGATGCTGGCCTGTCCAGCGCGTTTGATGATGTGGCCCAGCACCCGAGCGTCGGAGGCATGGGGCTCCGTGTGCACGCTGTGACCGATGAGCGGACGAACGTGATCGCAGGGATTAAGGTGCTCTGGCGTCTCATCTGCGACAATCGCGGGCGGCGCTCCTTGCTCTGTAGTCAGGAGCTGTGGAACGCAGGCAGACAGCAGGCAGGGCGCTCCATTGCTGCGTCTATCCTGGGGTACAAGTGGCAGAGGGGGTCAAAAGACGTGCCGGTAAAGGGTGGGCCTGGTCAGTTCGACCACCACATTGACGCGCTCAGGTATTGGGCGGTCAATCAGCACTGGCCGCAGACGGTCGGCATCACCGAAGCGCGCGACGCCTTCCGGTCAATGACTCGTACCTCTGGGCCGTATCAACCGGGCGGAAATGTGGGCGTTGATAGGTGAGCCCCAGATCAGTCTGGTCGCCCTATGTTCTGGTTGATGATTCGATAGATCTGGCTGGTGTGCAGTGGCTTCCCGCTGCGACCTGTAACCCCTGACGCCTGAAGACGTCGCTGGATGTAGCTCACTCGCGCGCCGCTCCTCCTCAACTCAAGCACCTCGGCGATAATGGACTGCTCAGCCTCGCATCTCACCAACTCGCCGGCGCTGTTCATCTGATAACCGAGCTTGACAGTTCCGCCGGTACCTCCCAACGTCGGCCGGGCTTTGCTCTGTGCCTTCTTCTTCCGCTTCGGGGGCATGCTGTATCCGCCTTCGATGTGGGTCAGCGTCCCCTTGCCAACGCTGGACGCGGTCTTTTTGGAGACACCCGCCTGGTTGTTCTTCTTCCCGCGCATGCTCCGGCTGTACTTCTCGTTGATGCTGACTGGGAGGCCCATCGGCCCGTGTTGGTCTCCTGGCTTCATGGCTTAGCCTCCGGCAGCAACCAACGGATCACGGTGCCCGATGGGTTGGGCCTGTTCAGCCAGATGAACCAGCCATACTCGCTGCTATCCGTCCGCCCCCATCGGAAGCTCGGCCGCTTCGACAATACCCCCAGGCCGTGCGGAGGATTGCGACGGAGCAGGGCGGAACGCTTCCGTGATGCCAGGAACCCCAGGCGGAGCAGGGCGCACACGCTCGCAGCCTCGTCGATACCCTTCTTTATCCACGTCTGTGCGTCCTTATACGGCGGGTTCATAAGGATATTCTCACCGCGCCAGGATGCCGCCAGCCCGTCCCCCTGGATGACCCACTGCCCCCGGCGTCCGGCCTCGTGTGCCAGCTCCGGGTCCAGCTCAATGCCGCGCACAGGCTTGTAGCCAAACCGGCCCACAGGAGCCAGCAAGGAGCCAATCCCCGCGCACGGGTCCAGGGTAGGCTGGGGCAGCTGTGGAAACTCGCGGTAAAGGGCAGAGACTGCCCACTCCGGCGTCGGATAGAAATCGCGCGGGTCCCTCTCGGTTCGCACGTCGTCAAGTATTGGGATCACTTTCTCCCCTCCAGTAGTGTGAGTACAATTCGAGCGGCCTCCACCTGGGCAACCCGCCCCGGTTCGCCTGATGGCGCCATGAGCTGCGCGCGCAGTACGCTGACAGACAGTTCTCGCAGGCTCGGAAGGCCTAACGGCTCCGGCTCGGGTTCGTTGGTCGTTAATGCTAGGCACTCGCGGACCTCGTCATATGAAAGGCCCTTCTGCCGCAGACGGTCCACGAGGACCGCCGCCCTGGCTGCGTCCGCGCTGTACGTGTTGATCATGCCCTTCCCTTGCGGGTGCTTCTCTCTCGTGGGCTCATCCACAAGACCAAACTGCACCCAGCGGAGGAGCGTCCGCGTTGACTTCTGCGACAGCCTGCTCATCAGCTCATCGGTCGTGATCCTCTTGCCCGGCGTTTCGATCTTTGGTGACTCTAGGCACTCTTTGACCTGCTGAAAGGTCAAGCCCGTCCGCACGAGCTGATCAACATCTTTCGCCTGGGAGAGGGCGCTCTCCGTGTACACGTACATATTCCCCCTGCCCTTGGGGTTCGGCACCCACTCAGGGGGATCAACCAGCCCGTGATCAACCATCCGTTTCAGTGATCGAGATGTGCTGATCGATAACTCCGCGAGGACGTCCTCCGTTGAATACTTTGGCTCAGCGCTCACCAGTGCCCCCGATCAAGGCCATGGCCATCCGCGCGGCCTCCATCTGCGCCAGACGCTCCGGCGTCGTCTGTGGATCCTGCATCTGCAGCGCGAGGGTGTGGAGCACAAGCCCCCGGACGTCGACCGGTTCATCCGGCTCTGGCTCTGTCTCCACGACAGGACGGGGAGCGAACTGCAGGACCGCCTGGCCGCCAGACTGCCCGCCGTGCTCACTGACCAGGCGGAGCGCTGAGGAGTAAGAGATCCCCAGCTGCCCGATCAGTTCCTCCATGCTTGCACCGTTCGCCAGCATGCGGCCTGCCCTGATCTGAGTCTCGTGCCCACGGGCCACCCGGCGACGCCTGACGCCTCCGCAGATCTCAACCTCTCGGCGCCACCTCCACAGGGTCGTCTGTGGGATTTCCTGGTCCTGCATGATCTCCTCGTCGGTGTAACCCTGCGTGATCATCGTCTGGATGAACTGGCGCCGCGCGTCCGTCTTGCTGTTTGCCTTGCTCATGGTTACCCCTCCGCCTGCTTCAGCTTGATCCTCAACTGGTCGAACCCTCCACCCTTCACCATGTAGCGCTGGTGTAGCTCCGGGTGTTCCTCCTTGAATCGCTTGGCATCGAACCGAAGCCGGCCAGGCTGTTCGCTGATGGTCACGCGGACCGCTTCCGACTCTGCGGACTTGTGCCGGCCTAGTAGCTCCCGGAGCTTGTTCTCTGCCTCCGCCTTCGCCCTGGTCGACTCCTTGATCGACGCCTTGATCTCGTCATACTGGCGGGCCAGACTCTCGATCTCCTCCGTCGCCTCTGTCTCCCCGTCACGCCCCTGGAAGTGAACGCGCAAGGCCTCAGT